GAACTTTTTTGTTATACACAAACTTATATGCCTCTTTTATTTCAGTTTCTAGTTGAGGAAATTTTTTGATGTGCATTTTTTTATTTCTGCTAACCAACTCTTCCCAAGTTTCTCTTCTAGAAAACAGTTCGTCATACCTTGCGTATTTCATATGTACTGTTATATCTGATAATATCTTTTTTTCTAAATCCATTTGTCTCTCCTTACTTTGCTGTTATTTCTTGATATTTTTTCTTTAACACACTTAATGCTTGGGCAGCACTCTGTATAGAGTCTACAGAGTCATCCCTATCTAATATTTTAATGGTAACATCAGACCAGTCAACAAAACACTGAAATATAAAACCATCTGGTCCATTTCTATTCTTTGCTATAAATATCCGGCCTTTGTTTGATTGCTTATCTTGTACGGTTCTGGACAGGGAAAATATAAAGTCTGCCACAAAACATTTGTTAAATGCTTCTGAAATGGACTCCATTGTGATTACTTCTGCGTTTAGACCTCCACGGTTAGTTTGTGAAGCAGTCCAAACTGGTATCTCATATATTTGAGCAATAGCACGAAGGCTTTCGTATATTTCCTCCAACTCATGTCTTTTTTCTCCTGATACTCTAGGCGGACGAAGTAGATCAGCATAATCTATTAAGACCATGTCTGGTTCTACTCCACGTTTTTTTAATTTTTCAATATGATTTCTAATAGTCTGCACTGACGCAGATTTTGTTGGGTATTCTTTAATAATCAAAGATCCCTCAATATCATCTATCTTGCTTAAAATTTCTTCTTTGCGCTCTCTCATTTCATTTAATGGAACGCCCGTTAAGCAAGAATCAAAACGCCCACCGACTACTGTGTCTTTTAATTCTAGTGTATAATATACTACTGTTTTTCCTTCTCTGAGCGCTTGGGCTGCGAGGTGGACAAGAACCATTGACTTTCCAGCGCCAGTAGGAGCAATAACAACCCCAAGTTCATTTTTACCTAATCCTCCTTTGACTATTTCGTCCATCCGATCCCAACCAGTTGAGATAGGTGAACGATTAATACGCTCAAACCTTTTGAGAGCATCGGTATGGTAATTATGACCGAAATTATTATCTGTCCCTAATTTTAGTGCATCTTGTATAACTTTTTCAATTTCATCAAATGAAGATGATTTCAGCAACTTAACAGACTTTAGCATCGCCTCTTTTAAAACTTGTTTACGACAGAAGTCTAATGCCTTGTCTTTAACATAGGCAGCCTCTTCTACTCCGTCTGATGTGTGTATTCTTGCAAAAAATTCTCTCACTTGCCTAGCCGTTGTTTTATCATAGTGGTTCAATTCTGTTCTTAGCAGAGACATCATCACTTCATGATTTGGATGAGTAGAATATTTATTTCTATACTTCATCAATGTTTCTATAAATATTTGAAGATATTTTTTTTCAAAAAAGTTTATGTTTATTACCTCTGATATTTGATCATAAAAGGGTCTGTCTTCCAACATAAGTTGGCACATGTTTTCTTGAAATTTTTTCCCGAAACGCGAGAATGTTTCATAATCTTGATTTTGCATATGTCCTCCAGTGTGTTATTAAATATAACTTGTTTTTTTGATTTGTCAAATTATTATGTTATCTTTTTATTTTTTTCATATTGTTAGTTAAATTGTCAAAGTTGATATAGCCACAATCATCCTCAAACAACATTTTTGTAAAATTTAGCCGTGAAAATTCAGGTTCAAACTGAATTATTGTATTATCAATAAATATTCTGTTTATTGGTCTAATGTTTGGTGAAGACAATTGCATAATTCTATAATTGTTTTTCACCAGATCAGCAGACTTGATAATGTTGTTATGTAGTTTGAGCCTTTTTGCTTGCATTGTACAATTTTTAATGACCTCTTGACAATCATACTCTTCTTCCCTAGCCAAGAAAGGGAAGCGCTTTGCAATTGTTTTAAGCCCAACGCCAGCAACGCCGGGCAAGTTATCGCTTTTGTCTCCAGCAATTGCACGAGCAACGGCAAAATTATTGGGGTGAATTTTAAACTCGTTAAGAATATCCTGTTTTGTAATAACCTTATCTTGAATTGGTCTATAGACGGATACCTTGTCGTCACAGAGTTGATAGAAGTCCTTATCGGAAGAAACAATGATTTTATCCCACCCTCCGTAATAAGGGTGCCGTGCTCCATAAGCGATAACATCATCGGCTTCAACGAAGTCAATAGTGATTTGAATGACAGGTAACTCATTTAGATACTCCATTAGCCTAATAAGTTGATAGGCTTTATTTCTTTTTTGTTCTTCTGCCGGTAACTGAATTAATCTTCTGTTAAACCGTATTGGGCCTCGGCCTTCTTTATATTCTTTGTTGAGCGCCCTTTTACGTTGAGAGCCCTGATTACCATCCCAAGCAATAATTACTTCATCTGGGTTGAAATTTCTGGTTACTTTTTGTAGGGATTTCAAGAATCCAATACACCCACCTATCGGGTTTCCATCTTTGTCCAGCGTTGGATTAACGATATAACTCCGGATGAACATGTTAAGTCCATCAATAAATAAAACTTTTTTCATTTTTCCTCCAAAATTTTGTATGTGTACATACTCTTTGGATAATGCCATTCTACTAATTTACTTTTGTTAAGTGCCCTAAACTTTGTTGGCTTATCTTCTAATAGATAGCCTATGAATTGAGCGCCATCACACTCTATCAATATCTTTTTCATAATGTCCTCCGTATTATATTTATAATATAACGTGTTGTTGATAGTTTGTCAAATAAATAAAGAAAAAACCCCCAAACCAATTAAGGAATGGGGGGTGGAAACGAGCAGTGCTCAAAGGATTTATTTTAATCTTCTTTATCAACAGAAAAGTTTTTACCATCGGTATCAAATTTTCTTATTATCTCTTCATCCATAATTTCAAAAACCATTGTTCTAAACTTTTGATCTTTTAGTTTTGTGGTCCAAGAGGAGGCTCGGAACTTATGTTCCTTACCTTTAGAGTCGGTAAGGTAGTACCAACCTCCACCTACCCTGAACTTAGATGATCCGGATAGGCGAAGGGCTTCAAGCCAAGATTCTTCATCTTGTATTCCAACTTTGTCACCCCAAAGTATCTTGAAGGCACAAGTACGACCCTCTGTCCCGAAGCGAGATTTTTCAATCTTGACTTTTACTTCGGAACCAATCCGCAAACCAGTATCATCAGTAACGTAAGCCGCTTTCGCCTTGCGCTTGGTCAACCAAACACGCATAGAGCAGAAGTATCCTATAGCCTTACCACCGGGTGCAGTGTATGGCGTAGTCATCATTTCAGCCACGTTACTGGTAATATTGGTTTTTAGTTGATTAATCAAAACTAGCGTACACTGTTGATTAGCCAACGGGATTGTGAGTTTTGGAAAAGCCTTTGCAAAAATGCGAGGCTTAACTGCCATTGTTGATTGTGGGTTAAAATCTGATTCTATTTCTTTTTCAGAGGAAGTAGCGGCAATGCTATCCCAAATAAATAAAAATTGAGTCTCAGGCCATTCACCCATAAGATCTTCAATAGCCTCCAATGTTTTTTCAACAGACACTGCTTGCACATACAGAAGTTCATCTGTATTGATACCAGCATTAGTTAGAAACATTGGATCAATAGCACTTTCGGCATCAAAGTAGACCACGGTGTGGCCCATCTTTTGAGCATTGGCGGCTATTTGAACTGCCATAAAAGATTTACCGGCTGAAGACAGCCCAGCAATCTCGGTGATCTTTCCAACAGGAATACCACCATACTTTCCTCTACACGTTATAGAGTCAAGCCACCTAGATCCGGTAGGGATCCAAGTCTTAACCTCCGTAGGATTATCCTGACGGAGATCGTGTGCAACATCAAGTCCGGCTTTTTTATTGACGAACTTTTTCATTGCAGCAATATCAATCTTGCCCGGTTTTGTTGTTTTCATTTTTATCACTTTCCCCATTTACATTATCCTTTACTATGTCTATTAATTCAATTTCAAAATTGAGTTTTCTTCCAGCCATTGGATGATTAAAATTTAATGTTATTAATTCATCTGTTGCTTTATCAATAAGCGCTGGGTAAACTTTACCGTCTTGAGCCGGCACTGATATCATTTCTCCTTCAATCGGAACAAAATCCGGAGAAAACTTACTTCGCTCAAAAGATTGGAATAAGTTTTCGTTAACTACACCATATGCATCTTCAGGCATAATAGATATATTTCTCTTATCTCCGGGATTCATACCAATTACAGCCTGTTCAAAACCTTTGATAATTTGTCCTTGGCCTAGTGTAAATGTAATCGGTCTTTGCCTAGTGTATGAATTGTCAAACTCTTGATCATCTTCAAGTTTTCCAATATAGTGCACTGTTACCGTTTTGCCGATTACTGCTGTTGGATATTTATAAGCCATGTAACCTCCTTTTGATTATTTAACTATTCTTATATCTTCGCTTTGTTCCTTTTTTTCTTCTTCATTGTCTATCTTGTATATAAGATACTGCCACAATGTTACTACAGCGGTTGAACCAAACACAGTTGTAACGGCAAACAGGAATTCCATTAAGTTCATAATTACTCCCTGTAGTAGTTTGCAAGACCCATCAGAGTCGGTGCCCACAATCCAATAAAAATACCAAATCTTTCAGCGTGAGCAGGGTCCTCACCAGCAAACACCCAAGTTAATATTGACACCATAACCGATGCTAATGACGCTACATAAAAAGCGTTTGAAATTTGTTGTTTATCCATTTTTTACTCCTACTTAGTTAGATAAATTAGTGCATAAAAACACTGTTAAAGTGCCACCCTTTTTTAACCAAGGGCGGGTGGCATACCCTACAACAAGGAGGACTATGGATTATTCATCTTTCATGAAATTTTCAAAGGCCTTTGAGACGTCCGAGTCTCTATTGTTGTATTTGGATGTTTCACTAGATCTATTTTCGGAGGACTGATCTGTTGATAGGAAATCATCTAAAATCTGTCTGATTTCATCTGTTGATTTTTGTTCAAATAAACCACCAATATCAGGTACAGAGTCAATTAATTCTTCGCAATCTGCGATTGCGTCATCACATAAAACACTCGGACGCCTACGAGGCTTAAGAGTGGTCTTAGGAAAGGATCCGGGGGTACCGGGAATATCATAATTAAGGACAATATCCGTACCTACTTCAGGATCAGTAATGTCACCATAATCAGGGTCGAGGACATAACCCAGAAGGGTTTCATATGCTTGCTTTCCATAAGACCAAATCTTTACACCCTCTGATTCTTTGTTACGAACAATGATAGGAGAGTAGTATCGTTTACGTACAAACAGTTTTTTAGCCTCTGTTTTTAGTTCTGCACTATCTTGATCTAAACCTTGTCTCCAAAGTTCAGAAGCGAAATCACAGATTGGACAACTGTCTCCTTCAATATGACTGTTCTTTTTGGGGCAAAGAATACCCGGGTTTTTTCCTACATTGTAATGGAAAAAGAATTCCTTAAAAGGATCTCCATCTGCTGTAGGTAGAATACGAATGGTTTGATCACCTTGAGATGGTCTCCATTTAGTATCGTTATTTTTTCGTTTGTTGCCATTTTTAGATGCTTCAAGTTTGGCGCGCATCGCTGCTACATCAATAGCCATAATAGTTCTCCTAATTGTTATGTTTTTAAGGTAAGCAGGGTTTTAACCTTACTTCCAGTTTATTTTAAGTTGTATAAATCAACTTATACTTATAATATAACACATTTTTTAAACTGTGTCAAGTTTTTTCATAATCTTTTTAACTTCTTCGTGTAAATCTCTCCAAGCCTCAGCAGTAACTGTACCTCCATTTGATCCATCGTAAGATTCTTTCCATGGAATCCCTAGGGTACTGAAAACATTTTTTGCTGTTTGAACTTTTGTTGTTTTTACTGTCATTTTTAAACC